TGTAAGATCACCCAGAACTCTTGCGCCTGTGTCGGAATCTATTACGTTATCTAAATCGCCCAAAGACCGAGTCGCAGTCGCAGCAAGAACGGCATTTGCAGCATTGGTTGCGCTGTCTGCCGTTAAGGCGTGTAGTGCGCTACTTGCAATTGTTGCACTATCTGCTGTGAGAGCCTGCCCAGCATTTGTAGCATAATTTGCAAGCAGGGCATTTGTCGCATTAGCAGCACTATCTGTTGACACATTAGTTAGAAGAGATCCATCACCAGAAAAGAAATTGGCGGATAAAACATTTGTTCCTGGATTATATGTAAAATTTGTATCTGCTTTTACCGAATCTTCTGCATTCGCGCTTGGAGTGTTATATGCGAATAACGGATAATAGGGAGCATCAGAATCAACGTCTGCGATAAATATCTTCGTACTAGTCTCTGCTGCAATATCGTCGTCATTACTTACCGTAGATGCTAATAGATTTTGAATCGTGATACGCTTGGTGACGTTCTGATCAGTGTCAACAATAATAACGACATCACTATTATCAGGCGCTGCTGAAAGTTGCGGTAATTCTGTTATTTTTACGCCAGCCATTGTTTAACCTCTAAGAATTTCAATTTGAATTTTTAAGTCTTCGACTTGACTCGACAAGTCTTGTATGGCAGAGATCATAATCGGCACTAGTTTTTGATAGTTAACTTTCTGATAGTCTGGTAAACCATTATCCCAAACAGCATTCTTTTCACCTATGACCGCATAAGGAATAACTTCTTGCAGTTCATGAGCAATTAAAGAATCGAATACCTTATCTTCGTGTTCTGACATCTCCGGAATATATTTTGTCTGATAAACTTTTAATTGATTTACAAGACTTAATGCGTTTTCTGTTTCGCCTTCAACAATCTTTGCTCTGTAATCAGAAACCACGCCATCAATTATAGTAATATCTTTTAGAAAGTTTGCACGAGAAATCTTCTTAGTCGTCGAAGCACTGACATCGTTGATGACGATATAGTCTGCGTCTTCAGCAGTATTTAACTCCCTTAGACTTGATATTTTAACGCCTGCTGTTGCCATGTTTTATATCCTCAAAACCTTTTACTTATTTATACTGATTTATGTTAAATGATAAGACTATCTATATTACTACGATAGTAACTACACCGGCTTCAGAAATACCGGAAGCCGTTGCCCTATAAGTAAACTGATCAGTACCTGTGAATCCATTGTCAGGTGTATATCTAAAAGTGCCCGAACTTTGATTTGTTACCGATAAAGAACCATGTTCTGGGTATCCTCCAGCAGCAATAGCGTATGACACATCATCAGATTCGAACAGATCATTCGCAGATACAACAATATCAACAAAGTTATCGCCCAAAGATAAATCAAGAGTTGTTGTTTGATCGATCGCGTCGTCTCTACTAAAGACTACAACGGTAACAGTCTGTCTTACACTACCACCTCCAGTGAGATTCGCTTGAATCACAAAGGTGTCTGTGCCATACCAGTCATCATTAGGTGTGTATGTCCACGACCCTGTCGATATAATTCGACCAGTTGTTGTTGGGGTATTCGCAGTAAGAGCAGTTGTCGCCACCCCGTTTGTAGGGTTCGTTGATATCTCTAACGAAGTAACATTTCTAGGGGCGTACTTAATCTTAAAGTTTGTGTTCGTTATCGTACCGTCTTCTGCGATACTACCTGCTAGACCTTGTGATGAAAAAGTCTCGACAGTAACAGTCTCAAGTATATCTGTAGTGCCCAATTCGTAAAAGTTAACATTTGCTTGAGTTATAAGTGCGCTGGACGAAGAGACTTCTTTAAACAGACTCAACTTCATTTCGAAGTCTAATGTGTAAATGATTGTTCTTCGGGCTTCGATAAGCCCATCGTAATCGTCACTGAAAGTAAGACCCGTCAATGATATGGGAGTGTCTTCTTTTGTATCGAACTCCGATAAAGGCTTGACCGTCACTGTGTATTGAGGTGTGAAGTAAGGTAGTATCTGTTCTATAATCTGTAAAGAATCGTCCTGTGATTTAGCATACACATTCAACTGAAAACCAATCGTGTAGGGTACAGGAGTGTATATTGATTGTGCTCTTGTGTCAAGGTTATCCGGAAAGGTGACACACTTGTTCATCTTAGGGAGTTGTCTTGACGGATCATAATTCATCGAAAGTATTTCGAATGACATCCGAGGAAGTTTGATCGCAATCTGTCGTTCTGCTTGTTCCCCATCATCCATCGCATCGATTCTGGCGAGAAAGTCCCGCTTAGGTGCGTATGACAAAGGCACCTTAACCTGACTGATAATGTCACCCGCCGAGTTAGATCTTACAACATTAATGTTATTGAAGAGTGAACCGAAAACTGCGACTGCTTTTCGTATTCTTTGATGATAGAAATATGTGCCAAACATTATACAGGATCTCCAAACGGATTCGATTCAGAAAAATCAAGAAGACCAGTAGCAACCGTATCAAACTCGTCGTTCTGATTACCGTCTTGTAGATCTCCCTCACTTTCACTAGAAGGCACGCCTCCAACACCATCTTGATTTATTATTGTATATGATGTAGTAAAGTTGTGATACAATCCATCGTCAGCACCCGCGTGAGCAACCCACACCTTATACTGTGATGATACAGACGCATCTATCTTAACAACATCGCCACTAATCGTAAAGCCGTTCGGATTCTCTTGTGTGAGAGTATCCCCGATCTCAAACTTACCGTTTGTCTGAGCCAAATCAAATGTGAGTAGTCTCTGGTAAGCATGATTAGATTCAATATTATCTAGTGTCAAACCAGTGTCGAAGTCTTCGTCGTTATATTCAAAGAGTTCAGCACGAATTCTAAAGACAGGCAAATTCTTAAGTTGGTAGAAAGGATTCTCGGTCTCGACCTTTGTGATTTCAAAGAAAGAATCCGAAAGCGTCAGATAGATTAAATCACCTTCTCGTGGTCGGTAGAATGGGGTATTGTCAGTGTTCTCATAATATGAGATTGCGCTGTTCCATCTTCGGCGCGCAACAATGAACGATGCGGCATCACGTATCTCTACACCAAACTTTGAAAAGAGGTCACCTTCGCCATCAAAACCTTCGACGTTTTCAATGTACATCTCAATTCGATAAGCATCATCGAATCGTGAGGTTGTGTCATCACTAAAAATCGTGTCTCGTTTGACTATCTCGCGAGGCAGGTAATAGACATCTTGACCATAGATCTTCAGAGATTCTATGATTATATCTTCGTACAACCTCTGTTCTTGAGAAGTGCCTTGTGTGAAATATCTATTAATTGCCATGCTAACCTACGAAGAAATCGACAGGAAGTTCTTGCTCGGCTCTTAACTTTTCTTCAAGTTTTTCGATATCTGCTGTTGCGTCTTCGAAGATCTGTCGACCATTCAGTGTGACACCTCCGGGCAACTGCATCCCTTCAAACTTGCTGAGGTTCGCACCCCATTGTTGTTTGATCAATGCTGTTGTATAATCCTTAATGAACATGTCGTTGTAGATGCTTGTATGCGAATCGGGATTGATTGTCTGATAGATTTCCGCAACAAGATAGTCGCCTGCCTTTAGATCTTTGTCTTCAAAATCACCAAAGATATACAGACGATTTTGTCTACGAGAAAACTTAACCTGAGGGTTGCCATGTAACTGCATATCGATCATGCTCATGTATTGTTCCATTTGAAACAAATACGAAAGATCGCCTGCAAAACTAATGAAGTCGCCCATATTGTTTAAAAACATCTGATAACGAATGTCGAACATACTGCCCGTCGAACCGTATGTCGACGTGAAAGGGAAGACTTTCGAAATAAATATGATATCAGAAGATATTGGAACATACTTGTTTTCTACATCTTCGGCAGTAATCAGATACTTTAAGTATGTGCGAACAGTAGCGTCACTATGAAACTCCTGATACTTCTGAATAGCATCATCAACTTTATCTTCCACTTGATCAGGATCAACATTGATTTCGAGCACAGGTTCGCCGAGTCTGCGCAAACAGAAGTCAATTAATCCTTGTCGTGATGATGGTGATGCCATTAATTTCTCCTATTAACCCCAAAGAATCGCGCCAGCAGAATCGTAAATAACGAGTCTCCTGCCGGAAGCATCTAGGAATTGACCTCCAAATTGAAGATCCGATCCAACATAAGCACTGTCGGTTGTTGTAATTTTTTTCACTATAATAGCATTATCGGTAGAGTCGCCTCGCGTCGTCACCGTATCGAGAGTATCAACTTCCTGCCCTAAAATAGATGCTAGTTCTCTAAACCCAATTACATTATTACTATCGATCGATAAGATGGTAGTTTCGGTGGGTTGACTTGAAATATCATTTAAAATTAATTGACCCAATGTCAGCCGATTCAACCCAGCATTGTATGTCAGATTAAGATCGGTGTTTACGCTGTCAGCACCCGATGAGGACAGTGTAAATAATAGGTGATGTTCTTGAGCGAGGTTGGTGTCAACGACCGTTACAGTGTCTGCCACGAGCGCTGGCGATGCGCTGGCAACGACTTCACCCGTAGATTCATCAATGAACAAGGATAAAGTTGTTGAACGACTATCTACATTACCAATAAAGAGTTTGTTTCCAACATCTATATCTGAATCAAAGACCGTCTTCTTGTTTAAGTTCCAGGTATCAGTTCCCGATTTGTAGAAGAATTGTGCGTTCGCACCAGCAATAGTAATACCCGCGCTATCTGCGGCAGCAGCATTTGGTGCGCTGTCTGCAAGAACAATATTCTTATCGTTGATCGTAAGGGTGGTCGAGTTCAGTATTGTTTCGGTGCCATTTATGGTCAGGTTGCCACTAACAACCACATTACCAGAAAAAGATGCACTATCGGCAACAAGACTGCCAATCTGAAGAGAATTAGAAGTGACATTACCTCTACCAGTAACTGTATCAAGCGTATCAACTTCGAAAATAGTACCGTCTAACCGACGATATCCGATACTGTCGATTGCTCCGTCGAGAGGGCTTCCTTTAATGAATAATGCATATAGAGAAGCCGAGTCTGCCGAGTCTAACCCACCAACCTGAAAGGATAAACCACTCAGTGTTGGTGCGGTTGTAAAAGACCTAGTACCATCAAGAGCAGAAATAACCAGAGAACCCGCCGAGTCGGGCGCGCCAAGATTTGGTTCTGCTTGATCAAGTGACAGATATGTGTAACGGTTAGAATCAAGATCACTAGATGACCTTAATTTTACTCTTCCGCTAACGTGTTGTATTCGTTTAGCCATTTAGAGATTCCAGATAACTTAATACTAGTTTCATGTTAGATCCAGATCCCGGAGAAACCGAACATCGAATTTGATTTGATTGTTCAACAATCAACTTACCCGTGAGAAGACCTGCCGCATCATTTGGATAGATAGGAAAGTCTTTCGCAAGTTCCGTAGTTAAAGTATCCTCAAGGTGATAATGTGTGAAAGTAACGGTATGTTCCGCCGTGTCGATATTAGCAACTTGTGCCATCAAAACAATAGCCGTGATACCGTTAGGAACGGAATACATGACATCACTGTCGCCAGTGATGGGCCCTTCTGGGATAACTTTGGTTGTTGTTTTAAATGTATTTAATGGGACTGCCATTGATTAACCCTCTAGTGCCAAGATGTATGGTGTTAGAATTGCGTACAAAGATCTTTCGAAAGTTTCACCTTCGATTGTACCCGCCTGTCTACGGATTGTTAACCCAGCACCAATTCTAAAATCACCCAATTGGTCCGTACTTGTAAATACTACAAGACCTTCATTTGTTGCTGAATCAAATATTACTTCTTTTGTTGCGTCTGGTACACCACCGTTCTGAGGAATAGCAGTAAACGTGTTAGTACCTGCTCCAACATATTCGAAGGTGTGTGAACTTGATGTGATTACCGATCGTTGTCTAAACGTGATTGCTTGATTTCGAATCATGTCTTGATTTAGAGGCGGTTGAAATTGGATATTATATACACCAGGACCAACAGAATCAACCGAAAGCACAGTGTAATAATAATCTTCAGAATCGAACTTCATAGTATCACCATAGTTCGGCTTCTTATAAGCACCGAGTGTGCTTAACCAGTCAGAAGAATCTGTGTTAACAATATTGTTAACCTGAACTATATCATCGTACAATAGTTGATCTGAATCCAAGACCCCTTGGTAAAGAACTGAACTACTACCTGATGCGACAAGACCAAAGTCACCGAAACTCGTGTTAGAGTTTGTGATAGAACATTGCCCACCAGTCTCAGCACGAATCGATGTTGCGGTTGATATCGTAAAGATCGATACTAACTGTGCATAACCGCGATTAAGTAGATACACGCCCGTACCAGCCGCGTTATACTGTGTGAATGCGTCTGATACCATCGATCGTAGACCCCAGGCTTTAGACCCGTCAATCTTCATACCAACACCGTCAGTAGTGATAGATGTACAGTTTTGTACATAAGGCGACTGGATAATAAAAGGGCCTGCTCTAGAAGAATCTACTCTTGGATCGAATGCTACACAAGACGCGCCGCCTTGATGATCTTTGAAAGTCACGTCTTTGATGAAAGTACCGTTGTCCATATAGAACAGGTCACTATCGACGCTCTGTGGGCGAATTGTTACTGTACGCAGGTTGTCACCTACAATAGCAGTCTTAGGCGGAAGTTTCAATGGGTTATTGATCGTGTAATCACCAGACTTAAGATAGATTACTACATCACCCGTATCTTTACCTCGTTCTACTGCCTGCTGGATAATCAGATCATCAATTTCTATAATGCCTGCAACAGCATTTCGTAACCCGACACTGACACCACGAGAAGTCAGATTTGGTGCTACTCGTGCAGGTATACCAGCGGCAGTGTTCGCAGTGATTGCATCGGTGATGATCGTAATGTTGCCTGTAATAACACCTGTTTCTGTAGCAGTTGCATATTGACCAGAATTACCTGTCACATCAGCATAACTCGCAGGATAAACATTTGACGTTAGTGTGTTTGTCACTAACTGACCCATAATCAAACCAAGATGAGTGTAAGTCGTTGCAGAGGCTGATTGTTGACTTGCTGGCAGTTGTGCCGCACCGGTCAGACCGTTAAAGTATGATTTAGCATTGATGGTTGTTGCGTGAGTACCGCCATAGATGACATCGTGGGATATTGCATCGACGATATACCCTACGTCTCTTCGGCAAGTTAATACATTATAACCAGTTGAGAATGTGTAATTGGTTGCGCCGTATACAATTGTCGCAGTTTTAATATCTGATGTTGCAGTAACTATAGCATCAAATTCTGTCGTTGTCAACCCCGCAGTAGAGATATCTGTTTCTGTTGCTACACCATTAATGTTACCCGCAGCAATCGCACCATTGACAATTCCGATGAGTGTATCAACACGACTATCTTCTGTCACGTTTGTCAATGCTTTGATTCTTGTAGCAAGGTCGGTAAACGCTGCCACTGTCGCAGTACCTTCGCCAGCACCTAACTGTGATTCTGTGCCAACAAAGTATGCCAATGCAGCGCCGCGTGATGCACTATTACCACTGTAATAGAGATCCGCAACCAGAGCATCGATAAGGAATCCAGTGTCTCGTTGACACTTTGCGGAATCATATACCAGAGAAGGATAGTTCGTTGTGATATATGCCGTTGTGTCTGTGATTAATGTTGTTCGCGCAGATGTAATTGCAGTTGTTTGATTGAGTCGACCCGCAACATTTGCGTATGTTCCTGCCTGAGGATATGTGGTTACTGCTTGCGGTACTGTGAAAGTACCATCAATACAATCCGTAACACGTTTAAACAATGTATCGACAGTCGAATCACTGGTTACACCGGTTAATGCCTTGACCAGATCTCGTGCAAAATTAACCGAACCAATCGTAGCGGCATTTTGATCTGACAGAACATATGCGCTATTTGCTCTCAGATACGCATTACCTGCG